TTTTTGGATTTTCGGGGATACTAATGGGATACCTAAGCGCGGTAAGCATAGATATCAAAGTACCGCTAGTGCTAGAGCGGTGTCACCTGTCAGATTCTTTATGACTTGTACCAGTAGATTTCATGCTAACACTACTTTTCCCTTGAAGAACCCTATGCCACAAAATCTTAATATTGTAGGCATACCGTTTAAAATCTTAAGAAACTTAGGATTACGCATGATATGCCATTCAATATAGCAAAGTTTATAACTACTTGGGTAACGTCAAATACGCTATTTATTTAGGTTTCTCTTTTTTAAATTTTCACGCACTTGAGATAACCCAGCATTTTTTATCATTTCTTTTAGGGATATTTTTGAAGATCTATATTTATTGAAAAATCCTGTCATTCCAAAATTATAAATCGTTACCTGTTCTTTATACAATTCAAGAACTCTAGGAATCAAAGTTATATAAGGATCATAAATCGATAGTGTATGGGACTTATTCTCAAGCCATTTAATAAATACCTCATTTACATGTGTATCTCCGAAACTATATCCGATTATATGGCCACTTTCATTTTCATTTATCCTATTTTTAAATTCATCGAAAAAATATTTCGGCGCAAGTTGCTCAAACTTTCCGGTAAATTTATTAGCACCTGATAACAATGTTCTTCTTAGAAACTGTAACCTACCTGAATCATCGTTGACAAATATTTCATTACTTCCTCTTAACGCCAATTTCTTTATAGTTTCAAACCCGAACTCCTCTAGCTTTTTTATCTCCATAACATGCCTACCTACTTCATCACCTACACCGAAACATTTGAGATACAATTTTTTATCATTAGCTGAAAAAATATCTACAGATCCATGCAACTTCATCAAATTGAATCCATTAATGTTGCCATCATTATAATAATCAAATTTATTATTATTTAGCTCATCTTCTGTAATTGATTTAAAATTAACAATGTGATCGTAGCTTGTTTTTCTATTTTTAAAAAAACCATCTTTATAAGGTAAATTATAAAAATCACATAGCTCTTCAAAAATAACATAATGATTCAAAAAATATACATCCACCGATCCTTTATCATTTAAAAAATCCACTATTCCAGAATAAGTAGCGAACTTGACTTTAGCCAATTTAATAGTATTTACTTCCGTTTCTAATAACATGCTTTGAATACATTCTATTAACTGAATAATAACTCCATGAACGGTGTCCTTTTTGCCCTGTATATATATTTTCTCAAGCTCACCTACAATCTGTTCGTAATGAAAATTATCGTTCTGCAGCAGGCTAGTAAAAAAAATCTTAAGCTCATCATTGCCTTTAAAATTAAAAAGTCTTGTATCCAATCTTTCCAAGATGGCTTTTTTTAGAGAATGAGTGAATTCCCATACTAAAGGCATACCACATTCATATGAAGCACCAGCTCCTAGGAACAAAAACTCTTTCACTATGAACTCCCAATTTTCGGACTTAAAATAATTTTAGTAAAAGGCTTGTTTCGCGGTAAGTCAATTTAAAAAATTTTTATTTATTAAACTAAAAAGAATCAAGAAATCAAATGCCATCAAATGCCATGAGGCGCTCATGCTGTTTTTCACCAACCTCAAAAAAGAATTCTTCATGTTCAATCTGGTAAGTGCCGAGGCTCATCAAAAAGGCGATCGCCGGGTCGATTTTGTTAGCGGACTTTTTCTTGTTGGGTTTGATATTGGCGTTAGCGTCGGTTTCCATCACCACGTTGCTGATGGCCCAGGCCAATACCGGATCACCGTTGTGCTGTATAAACCGGCGACTGACCAGCACCTCGGCGGACTTGGCCACTGGGCTGAATTTCATATAGGTTTGCGGGAACGGCTCCACGTCCAGGCCGGCCCCCTGCAATTGGGTGCGCAAATGGGTGGCGTTCCAGGTATCAAAACCCACCAGCGTAATATCAAACTGTTCTGCGTCGTGCAATACATCATCACGGATGCGGTCGTAGTCGATGCAGTCGCCCGGCGTGGTGCGCAACCAGCCCTGTTTTGCCCAATTCCGGTACAAGGCGCGGTTTTTATTGGCCGGGTTCTGCAGTTGGGCTTCGGGGATATAGTGGCGCGTCAGTAGCCGCACCTGGCGCTCTTGCGGGAAGGTATAACACACGCTGGTGATATCACTGGTCGAGGATAAGTCCAGCCCGGCATAACACGCCATGCCCACCAGGTCGTGTTCTTCATATTCCGCTTTGCAGGCGTCCCACGCGCCGGTGCCCATCCACGGCGTGGCACCCTGGCACCAGATATTAAACCGTTTGGTGAGCATCTCTACCCACTGCGAGGGGATGCCCCGGGCTTTCTGGATAGTGTCCGCCAGCGCGCCGGCATCCACTGATACGCTCAGATTGGGATTGGCCTTAACCCACAGCGCCGGATCGTCTATTTCGTTCTCATCATCCAGCTCATAAATCAGCGCAAACAGCGAATCGTTTTGCTCCTCACCCGCCAGGATTTGGCAGCAATAATCGTAATGCTGTTTGCAGGCCGACACGGTGTTACTGCCGGCGGTGGTGATCGCAAATAATACCGCCTCGGGCCGGGCGCCCATGCCCAGCTCCAGCGCGGAGTACACGCCGTTATCCGGATGCAGGTGATATTCATCAACAATCGCCAGGCTCGGATTGGTGCCCTCGATGGTGGCGGCTTTGGCGGCCAGCGGCTTAAGCAGGCTGTTGGACTTTGGGAAAATCAGCTTGTGCTGCTGGATAGCCAGACGTTTTTTCAGCGGTTTGGATAATAAACACATCTGGCGGGCATCATCAAACACAATACGGGCCTGGTCGCGGCTCACTGCGGCGGTATAAATATCCTGCTGGCCCGGCTCCATCACCAAAAACCAGTTGGCCAACATGGCCGCGATAGTAGATTTGGCGTTTTTGCGCGGTACCTGGATATAAGCACTGCGATATTTTCGCCGGCCGGTGGCAATCACCCTAAACCCCAGGAGATTGGCAAAGGCGAACTGCTGCCAAGGTTCGAGCATGATCGGCTGGCCGCGCAGCGGCCCTTTGACATGCGGACAGAGGCGAGAAAAAGCAATAAACCGCGCCACAATGGCGTCATCAAACCCATAACGCGGGTCGTTCAGGTCGGTAAAGTAGCGATTAACCGCCTGTTTTAGCCGCGCACAGGCCGGAATTTCACCGCTTTTTATCGCTTCTGCGTAGTCATGCCAGACGGTCAAGCTCGTCTTCCTCCTCGACGGCCACCGGATTACGCCGGCGGGATACCGGATCAAACCCCAATAAGGCGGACATTTTGATCATGATTTTTTCCGCATCGGATTTGGCGCTCAGCGCCGGGTTGCGGCTTTCACCGCCCTGGCTATTGATGATGCTGAAACCGCGCCGGGCCAAGTCGGACACCGCTTTGCGGTACATGGAATAATTCACACAAAACAATTCCAGATTGCCCCAGTCTGCCAGCGTCAAATCATCGCGCTCCGCCATCTGTTTGGCTTTAATCTTCCACTGAACGATCGCTATCTCATCCAGATACGAAGGGGGTTTAGGTGCTCTTGCCATAACGTACTGTTTTCCCATGGTCTTATTTTCAAAAAAATCACCGTGCATAAAAATTTGAGGGGGCGGTCGGTGCCGGACAGACAAGGATTTGTCCTTAAACCTCCCCCCACCCCCTCGGTGCGCCGCGCTACCGGTTCCGAAAGGCATCCATAAGGTCACGATCGCGCTGTGTGGTGCGCCGCTGCATGGCCTGTTCAGGCGTCTTACCATGCCGCTCTTGGAACAGGTCACGGCTGCGCCTCAGCCCGGCTAATAGCTGGTTCTGCTCCTGTTCGGTCATGGTGCGGGAGCCTCATACAGCCAGTCCCAGCGCTGTGCGGCGGCCTCTTCTTGTTTCCTGAATCGACCGGCCTTACGCTGCTGCTTGGTCAACGGGTCGCGCTGGGTGGTCTTACGGTTATGGCAAGCCACGCACAATCCTTGGTGGTTGCTTTCCGGCCAGAACAGCACATCGTCGCCGCCTTGGATGGGGATAATGTGATCCACTATCTTGGCCGGGGTATAGGTGCCCTGCTTCTCGCAATCCACGCACAAGGGATGGGCTTTCAGGAAGATCAGCCGGTACTTGTCCCATTGGGCGGAATAGCCACGCTCACGGCGGGAACCGCGCTGGGCGTCCTGTTGCACCCTGGCCTCGCGTTGGTGTTCAGGACAACGCCCCGCTTTCACCCGGACACGGCACCCCGGATAACTGCAACGCTTCAACGGATGAAACGGCATCAATACACCCCCGGATCGCGGTAAACGCCCCACAGCGCGGCAATGGTCAGCGGCACGTCGGTTTTCTCAAAATCGGCCACCATTTCCCGGTTCTCATAGAGAAACGCCGCATACATCAGGCAGCCCACTTTGATGGCGGCGGTAAATTCAAGCTCAGCGTCAAACCGTTTACCGATATGCCGCTGGCACACTTCCAACGCCGCATCGATGTACACCTGCAGGAGCGCATCTTCCTCGGTATAGTCCGGATCAATCCGGCAGTGCAGCTTGATTTCAGTCAGCTCAATCTTGGCGGTCACTGTTTTTCCCCTTAACCTCAACGGTCTGTTTCCACGCCTGGCTGAATTCGTCGCCACCGTCGCGTGGCGGCATCCCTTCCCGCTCCCGCGCTTCGTTCGGGCAGAACACGCCGGACTTGATCGCAGTTTCGTAACTGAGGAAACGCTCCTGGGGATTGGCGCGCAGCAGGTCGGCGGTATCGAACTCCACCTGGTAGCGGGTGCCGGGCACATTTGAGGCCACCAGCAACGCCGCTTTTAATTGCTGCTCAAAATTGCTCAGCCAGGGCCGCATGGTCATGGTCAAAAAAGCGCGGCTGGCCTCACTGAAATTGCTGTAAGTGCTGTTGGAGTATTCCTGTAGGAAAATCGGGCTGATATTGAACATGCGGGCGATGTCGTCAATGGTGAAACGCCGGCTGGCCAGCCACTCCACATCCTGATTACTCATGCCCAGCTTTTCGTACTTCATGCCGCCTTCCAGGATCGGCGTTTTCCCAGCGTTCCGCGCCCCCTTATAGCGATCGAGGGCGTCCATGGCCTTTTTGCCTTTAACCGAATCGAACCACTCGCCGGTGGTGACAATGCCCGAGGCCATCATGCCGTCTTTCATGATGCTGGCGCCGTGCCGCTGTTGAGCCAGCCCTAACCCCAGCGTTTCCCGGCAGATGGTGATCGGGGAACGGGACAAAAAACCGTCATCGGTGGCATAACGCAGGTGCAAGATCTCTTCCTGCAGGTAGGTTTTTACCTGGCCGCTATAGGGTTCGGTAATGGTGTAGGCGTAGCGATGTTCGTCCAGGCGTTTGGGCACCACGGCATAGGGCGGATAAGGGTGCAGTGATTTAGGCAGACCATCCCGGCCCCACTGGATCACCGCATAGGCGTTACCGTTCAGCAGGCAGTGGCGCATTAACGTGCGTTTAAACTGGTAAGGCGTCTGGCACTCGTTGGGGTGCTCATTTAGCAGGTTATCCACCGGGTGATCCGCCAACCACTCCCGCGCCTCGCGTCCATGGGTATTCTTAACCCGGTACAGATAGCACGGCATCGAGGCAATTTGTTCGCTGATAACTGCTACTGCATTGAGTACCGCCGGCAGCGCCTCAGCAGTGGAGGGTGAAACATATTCCCCCGATCCAGTGTTTGGTATTCCTGCCATGGCCAAGAAGTCATCCACGGTCATGCTACGGGCTTCGTCTTTCTTGCGCTTAAAGGGCCACATATCAACCCTCCAGATCGAGCAATGTTAGCCAATCGGTTTCCGGCAGCTTGCGGGTAT